ATTATGATACTATATATGGAAAATACACCGATATAATAGTAAACTTACTTTTGTGTCCACCCCAATATTTATTGAAGAATAATATTCTTAACGTATAGTAGAAAATGAATAGAATTATATTATTTACATCATTTTTAGTTATTATATGGTTTTTCATACCCATATATGAAAAACCCAGAGTAATAAAAAATGTATTAACTGAAGATGAGTGTAAACATATACGAGACATTTCGTCTAAAAAGTTACAGACATCTACAGTATCTATGGATCGTGATATAGATGAAAATGTGCGTAAAAGTCAAACGGCATGGCTAAAAGCATCCGAAGATCCAGTTGTTGATAAACTTATACGTAAATGTGTTTCTATGACAGACCGCCCTTTACATAATTGTGAAGATTTACAAGTTCTTAAATATAAACCCGGTGGTTTTTATAAACCACATCAAGACACGTTTCCCGATGTTAAAAATAAACGTATGTACACATTCATAATTGCCTTGAATGACGAGTATGAAGGTGGTGAAACAGAATTTCCAAATATAAAGAGACGATACCGTTTAGAAAAGGGTGACGCTTTGTTCTTTAATACGTTAAACAATTACGAATGTATAACTAAAAAAGCGTTACATGGTGGCACACCCGTTAAATCGGGTGAAAAATGGGTCTGTAATTTATGGATTAGGAAATACAGATATTAACTGACTTATATAATAATCGCGTCTATCTAAGGATAAATGTACAATTGTAGATATATTTAAAAGACTGTATATAAAATAATACGCGGTATATTCGAAATATAAATTATACGTCGCCAAACTAAAGCACAACGCAAAGTAAAACACAACGTAAAATAAAATGTTAACATTATTTTCTAGAACCGAAATATATGTTATTGCAGATAAAAATGTATCTACAAGTGACTGATAATTATCCGATACCATAATAGTACTCATTATTGTTATAAAAAGCATAATAAAATGCATAAATTTATACACACCACGTATTTTAACACTTCTTACATCTATATTTCTCACGTGATTTCGTTCCGGTTCGGGTTCCGGATCAGGTAATGGTAGAGGTCTTTCAGCCGTATCATCTATACCTAATACAGGTATATCACCCGGGTTTATAACGACGTTATAGTATTCATTCGTCGTCATATTCTCCTATCTTATTGATTAGTATTTTTAAACCGATTTTAATTTAAGATGATAAAAACTTCCCATTTTCGTCAATGATGAGTTCACCGCGTTCGGCTAACATTTTTCGGTGTAACATGTGGTGTTCCTTAACATCGTTCTTGTTTTGTCCGACGTATGGTACAGCGTAGCCTTGTTCACACATCCATTTATTCACGTTCGTCCAAATCCCATCTTCGTGAACCCAAAGCTCACCGAGTGCGCGCCCGTATTTACCTACCGAATCGCGTTCGGGGCATCTCAATTCGATCTCGATATCGTCCTTATCACACTCGACAGCTTTCGTTACCCATCCGGCAAGCTTCTTCTTGGCGTGTTTCCCGTAAACCTTTTCGGTCAAATCACGCGTTCGCGATTCTTCGGTATCGATACCGAGCAATCGCACGCGTTGGCGAATGAGTACGTCGAACCCCAAATCGATAAGAACGTCGACGGTATCACCGTCAACGACTTTCGAACACGAGTCGATTTTGTATTTAAATTCACATGGTTTTTGGTTGTAGGTAGTCATTAGTATATACCTAAGTCGTGCTTCTTTTCTTTAATAGTTTATAGAAATATGGTCAAAACACGAAACCAATTACGTAAATCTAAATACAAACGAACAGCTAAACTGGGACGCGATGTATATACACCGGATAAAGGTGGGTACACAGTTATCAGGAATACTCCTGGAACTGGTAATCCTAAACATCCACTGTATATAATCGGTGATAAGAAAAGACAACTCAAAAAGAAATTATCGAAAAAACAAAAATGTTCCCGTTACGAGTGTAATAGATGGTTCGAAGTTGCTGCACATGTAACGTGCGAAAACGATAAAGGTAATTACATTGTACCGTTGTGTAGAAGATGTAATAATCCAAAACGTTACAAACCGTTTTGGACGTCACCATATATAGAGATGGTTCGTATTGAGAAAGTATATACTCGACACGTATCAAAACCTATTTTAAATAATGATATTTTAATTTAATAGTGTTATTATTCTAATACTTGTGTATCAAGCATTGACATTGTTCCATGTGTACATAATTTAGATGTTATAGAACAATCAAATGTTACCAATATAAGATCTCCACTAACTTCCAAATCAGAATAAATTGTCCTGTCATTACCAGTTAATTCCATCATATTTTTATACCCCCCTTCTTCTAATTTTTTTACCAAAGTACCAAGACTTTTAATATCATATACAGTGCCTAAAATTACCATATTTCCTTCTACATTAAGATTTCCAGTTAAAATATAATTTGTCATTTTTATATATTATATATAACTTTTTTTTTGAAACTATTTCAATCGAGTATAGATCAAACAATTTAAACCTAAGTTAGATCTAAATAGATCATTACTTAAATAAATAGATCTAAGATCAATAAACACAAAATGCTTACACTTTCAAGACGACAAAATTTCCCGCTTTTCGATATAGAAAAGGCAGACTTTATAGACGACCGTAATATTATTAAGTCGCAAATCAGAAAAAAGCAACGTAGCGGAATTTCCCCTCTTTTCGCTAATCACTTGGAGTTTGCAAAAACTATTTGTGATTTGTTCGATGATCCAACTACTTTGTTCGTCATGGGTATCGCGCAAATGCAGGTCGGTAAAACTGGGGCAATGATTTCACTGATCGAACAGTATGTAGATCGATACGAAATACCCATCACGAACATATATATTATCACCGGTTTGAGTTCGAAGTCGTGGATAAATCAGGTCAAAAAACGTTTTCCGGATATTTTGGAAACCCAAATTTACCATCGTAACGACTTAACGGATAAATTTACCTTGGATGTTATGTCTAAAAATGATTCCCTTGTGATTATCGACGAGGTTCAGATCGCAGCTCAAAAGAAGCAAACTATGCATACGACCTTCGATGAGTTGTGTTTTGCAAACAGACAAAACATGTACGAGAAAAATATAAAGGTCGTTGAATTTTCAGCTACCCCTGATGGTGTTTTAAAAGACAGGCAAAATTGGGACGTTGCTGCGGAAATGGTTATTGGAGAACCGGGTGTTGGATATAAAGGTGTTTTTGATTTCCTCGATGAAGGGCGCGTGTTTCAATGTGAAGAATTATCGGGATATAGTAAGAAGGAGGAAGAAGATACACAAGACGTGGCTAAGAAAAATATTGTGGAGCTCGGAAAATTTATATTCGGAAGGTACGGTTCTGATAATGCGAAGTATCATATAATCCGAACTCCCACCGGAGAATCTGGTCGGGTTATGATGAGCAATATCAAAGAAATATACGGCGAACATTTCAAATATAAAACGTATAACGGTATGTCCGAAGAAGAAGATATCGACGAGATTTTGAATATCAAACCAACAAAACATACGTGTCTTTTTATTATGGAGTTGTGCAGATGCGCCGACACGATTAACAAGAAATACGTGGGTGTTTTATACGAACGAAACGTAAAACGTTTCAACGATTCTGCGCAAACTCAGGGTTTACCGGGTCGCGCGTGTGGGTACGATGATACGGGAGAAACGGTTATTTTTGCAAACATAGAAAGTCTCGAATTGTATCGTTTACACTACGAATCTAAGTTTACACGAACCGATCTACCATGGAATTGTAATACTAAAAACGGAACGTATGCGTCTGAGGATTCTGAATCCGAATCTGGGTCGGATAATGGTGAAAAAGAGTATGGCTATAAAGTTTTCGAAAACGACCAAAGATATTTCGAACTCGAAGTTTTTACGAGATCACACCTCGATGGGTGGGTACCAAGGCCACATTCGGGTAAAAATATAAATGAACTCAGGAAACATACTTCAAGTGATCTTATCGCACGTCATTGGGGTTTATCGAATAAAAATCCTAAAAGATTGGCTTTGGGAACAGATGGGAAATGGGTCGTTTGGTGGTTGACCAAATTTTATCCGGGTGTATATAACATATAACTTTTAATAAAAATACTTTACTACTTTACGTATCAAAACCTATTTTAAATAATGATATTTTAATTTAACCAAGAATATGATGACACTCCCAACACAATGTTGCCACGGGGTACTGTTTATGTAACTCTATAAACTTCCTCATTATCACATGTGTTTTATATCCTTCTTCACTTCGTGATTCCGAGACGGCCATTTTTAAAATTTCGGGTCGAGATTTGATTGTGTGTGCATGTGTTAAAATACATTTTTTACCTCCACTTTGTATTTCATTTTTCTTCGCACCACACCCCAAACACGAGGGTGCACTCCTAAAAAAGTTTTTTACTAAATTGGCGGCATTCGCTTTCGAATAGTGTATTATATTCTCTTCCGGTGTATCCTTTGGAATTGTAATACTATATTTTTCATCCATATTTTGAATTCTCGTTTTTTGTAATTTACAATCTATAAAGTTAATCGAATCTTTTTTCAATTTTCGAAACATACCCGAATTTGTATCGTGTAAATTTTTAATGTTATCATTTATGTACATATCCGATACAAGTTCACATAAATCATCCATTATTTCATCGTTATTTTCTTTATTAATTTTCAAACATTTTGTTTTTTCATCGCGCTCAAATTTATCACCCGTCGTTAAAAATCTGTAGACTTCAATCATGGATCGAAATCGCTTACCTTCCGGTGAAAAGTAATAGTTATCGGTCATACCCACGGATTTACCCGATTTTCGTGTTTCTATTTTGACATACCATTCATCGTTTATTTCCTGTCCCTTACCTTTTAGATATTTCTTAAGACTATTGAGAGCCGACATATCATACTACTCTATAAATCACGTATCCTTTTAAGTTCATCGCATATTTTCAAATAATCACCTTCGGGTAAATTTTCCGAGTTTTTATCGACAAGTTCCATTACAGTTCTCGAAACATTTCGTAATGTTATATCTCTATCGTACGTAGGTTCCGGTAATAATGGGGGTCGACATAACCAATCCGTTCCCGTAATCGCCCCGTCATAATTGTATATTTCACGAATGTGTGTTAAGAAATCCCGTAACCGCGTGTAATAAGTTGTTGGTGAACAGACCGAGTCGTGTCTAAAAATATAATCTTTAACGACGAGTACGTTTTGAGTATCACTCCATAACCCTTGATTATAATTAAACAGGGATATTGGTCGGATAGTACCATCCTCGGGTGTCGGTAACGTATCGTTACGGTTAAGGTACGATGCGTTATAATTGAATGAAAATATAGGAGACGCGTATGCTTCTATACTTTGTACCGGTCCTCTACCACGTTCATTTTCATATATTACCTTGATAAGTATTTGTTGAATACCTTCACATAGGTTAGGTATAGTTGACCGTATACTACTATTGACGAAAGGTGTCGACGGCATTTATATATACTTACATTTATTCCTTATCCGGTTTTATAAGAATTTCGGGTGCGTCATCGACTATATCAATGACGTATCTACTTTCATTATCTGTAGGAGATACCGTTACTATTCGACATTTATCGGTACTGATCATGGTTTGATCTGAAACTTTAGTTACTGGTATTGTGATGGGTCGACACAAAAGCATCCACATTTATATTATACGTCATTTAAAAATAATAGTATAATAATATAAAAATGGGTGAAGATGTAAAAAAATATGTACAAGGAGGTATACATTTTTCAAATGAACTCATGGATGTAATAGAAGATGTTTCCCAAAGGTATCAAGAACATATTTCTGTATCAATGGAAATTGGTCATTTTGATGAAATTAATAAATGTATGATGAAATTGTCTAGAGCTCTTATAAGATATAATAAACAGTATAGTGGACTTATAAGAGATTTTCAAGATGAAAAAGAACAAGGTTTATACACGATTACAGAATAAAATATTATTCTAATATAAATATGTATAATTTTAGACTATACACACCTGCATTTTTTATAATATTATCAAATTTATTAGTAACAAAACAATGTGGATCTTTAGTTAGTTCAGGAAAAAATGTACCATTTAGACCACCTGGGTGGGTTTTTGGTGTCGTATGGCCTATACTTTACTTTACAACGGGTTTCGCATGGTCTTCTAGTAAAAAAGATTATTTATTTTCAATTATAACAGCCTTGTGTTGTTTATGGTTATATATTTATTCATGTAAAAAAAATAAAAAATCTGCATCTTTTATACTTTTATCAACTGCATTGCTGTCGTGGCACTTAGTAAGAATTTTACCTAAAAAATCTAGAAATGCCATGATTCCATTAGCTTTATGGACAAGCTTTGCAACTTACCTCAATATGTACGAAGCATTTACTTAAAAATATAAGTAATACTTAAATAAATGATACAACAATATGCCAAACACGTATATAAAGTACTTGGTCCCGGTTATAGTGAGCGGGTGTATCACAATGCAATGGAAGTTGTCTTACGGAAAAATGGGGTACATTACGAAACGGAGAGAATAGTTCCTATTGTGTTTGAAGGACACACAATAGGGAATCTTCGCGCCGATTTAATTTTAAATAATAAAACCGTTGTCGAACTGAAATCGGTTAAAACCATGAACGATGTCATGGTCACACAAGCACAAAACTATCTACGATTGACGGGGTTCACAGAAGGGTACCTTATTAATTTTCCTACATCACTTAACACTGATTTAGAGGTTAGGTATATAACTTTGGATTAATTTTTTTCATCTTCGATCTGATTCATCATGTACATAACAGGAATCATTTGGTATATTTTTTTCCATTCACTTTTGGATTCTTCGTAATACTTTTTAGGGTCTTTAAGCCCTTCTTTTATAATTTGGTTTATCTTTTCTGTGTAGAACATGATTTCTTCTAAACAGAAATTGTAATATGGATCGTTGTTCATTACTTGTAGTGATTCTTTATTTTTTAACCTTGTTTTTATTATTTTTAAAAAGTTCAGGTGTATTTCTCTTTTTTACGGCAAAATTTTTGAGTAAATCACTTAAACTATTATATACAACACCTTGACGTAATGGGTTCTTTCTCGCCTTCGATTTGGACTTAGATTTTGGTTTTGGGGAATTTGGGAACTTATTATTCGTTTCCTTTTGCAACTTTTTAGATTTGTTATTACGTACTGGGAAGTTCATTTAATATATATTTAGATTTTAAATCGTTGGTATATATTCCCATTGCAGAACCCCACATATCTTTTTCCATATAACATCCTGTTGGTATAACTTCTCTTTGGATTTTAAAAGTGGAAAATATTTAAGATATTTATCTTCACTCAAAAGTTCACAAAACTTATAAAGTACGTATGAATAACTCAAAAAGTTTTTACGTTCACTCGGACAATTATCATCGAACGGTTTTTGTATATCCTTGAACATTATACGCAGTCTCTCTTCAAGTTCCTGAGGCATAGATGGTGGTTTTACGCCACTTATGATATTGGTTATATATGGAACGTGTTCGTAATATTTATTGAGTTTCAGTTTTTTGAGAAGGGTACGAACACGTGCATGTGTTATTTCATCTAAAACTTTTACTTTTATTTTTTTGAGTTCGTTTCGTAGTTGTTCTATTACTTCGGGTGGTATAGTTGTGGTCTCCTGTGCCTGAAACTGTGATAACCATTCATTAAAATGATTTTCACGTTTATACGAATAATTGACTATCTTTTCGGACGTTTCCTGTTCTTCTCTATAGGTTAACTCTTCACTTATAAGTGTTG